CGGGGGTGGTGCTGGGTTCACTGGCGGCAACGGTGCCGGCCCCGCTCCGGGGACGGGAGGAGCAGGCGGCGGTGGCGTTGCGTCGTCCATTAGTGGGTCATCTGTAACATACGGCGGCGGCGGTGGCGGTGCTGGCTACATTGGCGGCACGCCCGGTGCGGGTGGGACCGGTGGCGGTGGCGCCGCGAGCGTTACGGGGAACGGGGCAGCGGGCACGACAAACACTGGTGGCGGCGGGGGCGGGAGTCTGAGCAGTAACGGTGGCGGCGGCGGTTCCGGCATCGTGGTTGTGAGCTGCCCGCTTTAGTTGACCGTGAGTCGGTTCTCTGCTAATAATTTGTCAAGCGAAATCGTCAACATACACGGTTTGGCGCATGTAGCGTGTTAAGGCGCGTGGCGTTATCGGCGTACCAGCAACCCGAGGCGCAACCATGGCCAAGAGCCGAGCGGCAATCGTCGCGGATTATCAGCAGAAGTTCGAGGCTATGGAGGCCACGCGCGGCCCGGCCGTCGAGTCCGCGGCAAAGCGCATCCTTGCGAACATGCCGGCATATCGCGCCGTTGAGGCAAAGACCGGCGTGCCCGCGGCGTTTGTCGGTGTGCTGCACATGCGCGAGTGCAACAACGACATGCGCGGGTGTCTGCACAACGGCGAGCGCATCATCGGCACCAGCCGCAAGACGCGCCTGGTGCCAGCCGGCCGCGGCCCCTTCGCCACATGGGAGATAGCCGCCATTGATGCCCTTGGCATCGAGGGGTTTCTCGGCATGGCTGACACGAGCCCAGGCGCGCTGTGTGAGGCCGCCGAGCGCTATAACGGACTTGGCTACCGAAACAAGGGGCGTCCGTCACCATACGTCTGGGCCGGATCGCAGTTCTACACGGCCGGGAAGTACATCCGAGACGGCGTATATAGCTCGACCTTTGTGGACCCGCAGCTCGGCATCGCCCCGGTCATGAAGCGCGTCATGGAACTGGACAACGCGGCCAAGCCGTCGCTTGTCGGCCGCGTAGTGCAGCGCAGCGCCGAGAAGAAGGCCACGCAGCGGGCTGAATATCCGGCTGCGCACAAGAACGACACTGCGACGGGCTTCCTGGAATACTTAGGGCTCGGCAGCGTCAGCCTGCTCGGCATCCTCCAGCAGATCGGTGCTTTCGTCGTGGACTGGCGCACGTTGAGCATCTTTGGCGTTGGAGCCGCGGTCTGGGGCGGCTTCAAGCTGCGAAAGTATTTGGCCATGCGTGGCGAGCCCATCGTAATTCCAGCCGCAGACGTACCAACGGAGACGGCCAATGCTTGACTTCATCAACACATGGGCAGGATGGCTCATTGGCGGTAGCGTACTGACCGCTCTGGTGGTGGCGGCGCTCGCCTATGCAGTCGGGGCCCAGAAGGCCGTCGAGCTTGTTGTAGCCCTATTGCAGCCCAGCTTCGCGGCCGTTGGGCGTATCGCCGGGGAGTGGATCACAATCGCCTGGGAGAACTTCCGCGACGGCGCCAAGGTCATCGGCTCAAGCGTCAAAGCGATGTTTGCGCTGGCCGTCTGCTGTGGGCTCATTGCAGGCCTCGTCTACGTGCCAACCGTGCACAAGACAACCAAGAAGGTCACGGAGAAGCTGCACCGTGATTATAGGTTCGTCCCACGCAAGAAGGCTGCGCCCCAGCCGGCCCGCCAGTGGATACCGTCTGTCTTCGGCTACGGGGCGAAGTGACATGGAGTGGGCCGGTCATGAGCCCGTTCGAGCTTGGCCGCCTAATGGCGGATTTCGACCGCCGTTTGACTTCTCTGGAGACATCCCGAGAGCGCCTGAAAGCGATAGCCTGGGCGGTCTCCAGGCGGCTTACGATCATCTGCGCCGTTCTTTCCCTGGGGGCGCTTACCATTGCTTTGCCGAACACGCATGTGGCGAAGGTCGCGGACCAATTCCGCCTAAGCTTGATGCGGCGCTGACGGTGTGCTGCCGGCTGGCGTGGGCAGCGGTTGCCTTTGTTGTGGCAACCAAGATCGGCGTTGTTCTAGGGGCGTTATTCTTGCCCTAGAGGCGTCGAAACAGGTGCATTGCCGCGAACGGCTGCGACGGGTTTGGCACCGACCCGCAACCCTCGAAACCAAGCGACGCCAGATGCTTCTCGAGGAATGAAACCGAGAGGTAGGGTCTGGACTGCCCGCGGCCCGTCTGCAATGCGATCATGTCCGCCATATCCTGGCCGTAGGCGTCTGTGTCGAACACGTCAAACGCGAGAACCCCTCCCGGCTTAAGCACGCGGGCCGCCTCATCCAGATAACGAAACATCGGGGCCACGTCGATGACGGTGAACACCCCGTAGGAGATCACGGCATCGCAGGATGCGTTGGACACACCCTCAAGATCGGCGCCACGGCACGGCATCGTGCGCAGGCCGCAGGCACCTAGCCACTTGTCCAGATGCCGGGAAAGGTAGCGCTCCGGTTCGAAGGATAGGTACTCGGCGGCAGAGCGCACCGCGAGCAGTCGCGCCGCAATGAACCCTGCGCCCGTCCCGATCTCCACGACTTGGGGCTCGCGCGGGAGGTGGGTTGCGATGGCAGAGGCCACGGCATCACGAAACATTGCAATGGCTGAGCCCGGCTGCTCTGCGTACGTATAGAGCGGCACGCCGGCCCGCTCTGCCACCAGCCACTTGTCGCGGTAGTAGCCGCCCTTGACCGGCGTCGCGCCGAGAACGACGCGCTGGAGCCGCGCGAAGCCGCGGTGGGCCGTCAACATCAGCCAGTCTGACGCCGCGTGGGGCGTCGGTTGTGCATCGAGAGGCATTGCCGGGGTGGTCACTGTCGTATCCTCCGCTTGTGAATACGCAGTGCACTATTACGGTTGGCAGTCAATCCGTGGTGTGCCAGGGCTGTGGATGGGCGGTCTTTACTGATGGGTTTTCGCGAACGCCTTGCGGTAGCGCTTCAGTGCCTCAATACCCGGCCCCGCAATGCACGCGCAATCCTGAATGACCCGCAGATAGTTCGTGTTCGCTTCGAGCCTACCAGAGACCGCCGCCTGCCGCCGTGTCATCGCGGCAAGCTCCAATGCGCCGCCGCGTTCGGCGGTAAGCTGCGCGATAACGTCGGCTTCCTCTGCGGTCATGTGTCCGGCCTTTATTGAGGGGTTTGCGTTTCAGGAATCACGAGCCCCGGATGGGCTGCGCGAGCGCGCTCGAAAACGGTGCAGTCGCAATCCTTGAAACCACAGCGCGGACACGGATTGAGCCAAGGATAACCCGGCATGTCGCGGAAGATGCTGCGGCCCGCGTGATCCGCCTTCCGCCTCGCGATGTCGATGGGGTTATCCATTGGCCCGGCCCTTTCCTCAGTCGTTCTGATGCCAAGTCACAACGGCCTTATTCGAAGCGACTGACAAGCTTGCACAAGTGCGCAAGGGCCATAGCTCGAAGAAGGCCCGCGAGTTTGGTTCCCGCGGCGGGCGCCCCGGCTTCGAATGGACCGATCCGCAACGTGCGATGATCGAGCGCCACTGGTATGATATGCGGCACAAGACGAACGCCGATGCGATAGCCGCGATCAACGAGGAATTGAAGCCCGCTAAGCGCAAGGTGAACGCGCATTACGTCTGGCGGATGATGTTGAAAAAGTATGGTGACGAAAAAGCCGGAAGCGGTCGCCAGACAGGCCCGCGCCGGAAGGCACCAACCAGGACGCGGAGGAAGTCATGACGGAAGTTACATGCCCGACGTGTGCGCTCAAGGCGCGCTACTTTGGCCCCGGACAAGTGCAGGCAGATGAAGCCGCCGACGAGCAATGTCATCATGGCAACGTCGTTGCTTGTCCTGACTTTCAGCGCGCTGCAGACGAATTGTCTGCAAAACCTGCAAGCTGATTTCAAAGGAGCGCCCATGGCGGACGTAAACGATATACCGGACGCTGAGCTGCTACAGCGCGTAGTGCGCGGCGCCCGCCCCAGGGGTCGCGACAAGCAACCTCGCTGGGTCGTGGTGATGGACCTGTTCGCGCTCGGCTCAACGTACTCTCACCAACTCTGCCGACGCTTCGGGATGGACCCTGAAGAGTTGGTGAAGCGCTGAAGCAAAGGAGCGCCTCATGGCATGGACGCCAGCAGAACCACTGAAGCCAGGTGATAAGGTGTTGGTGCGTGACGCACCGCTTAGTCGGAAAGAACGTTTTTGGTTGTGGCTCCGTAAGCCCTGGCGGGTGCCGCCAAAGAAGGCTGACGCCGTGTACCGCGTCGCTGAGACGGCAGAGAAATAGGAGCGAGTGCGGTGAAGTTCGATACGCGAACCATTGTGCTGGTGACGGCCCGGCTCGTGAAGCTGGCCGAGAAGCCGCCGCTCTTTAACGAGCACATGACGCCGGCTCGCATCGCGCGTCGGTTAGACAGGGTGCTCGATTGGCTTGGCACAGGCGGTCGCGTTATCACCGCTGAGTACATTCGCTGCCGGGAGGTTCCGAAGCCCGGTAAACGTCAATGGTCGCGCCGTGATTGGGGCCGGCCGAACCTTTCACCATAAGGAGGCACCAGTGAGCAAGATGCCGTCGAACGTCCGCTACGAAGGGTTCACGTTCACAACGAAGCCGTTCGATCCGACGACTACGCTCGTCTTTGACACCAACTGCGAATGGTTCGGGTCGATCAAGGATGGCGTGTTCACACCGGCCATCAGTGAAGCCGAGACGAACGACATGCTGAGCCGCGCTTTGCGGAAGTCGGGCAGAGAATAAGGAGAGTCAGATGCAGGAGGCAAGGTGCCAAACTACCGCCCTGTCATGCTGACGGCCCAATGCCCGAAGTGTGGGTTGTGGCACTCTGTTGAGAATTAGGGGGGGCGTGCCCTCAACCCCTCAGTCTCGTTATAGTCTTGTGGCTGCAATTAAAGTGCTTCCCGACAGACCTGGCGCTCTCCCCGGCGTCCAGCCGCGCGATTGCGTCGGCGCGCTGGTGTGGCGTTAGCTTGAGGCGCCTCCCGAACCGCACGCCGCGCGCACGGGCCGCTTGCCGGCCGCCCTCGGCGCGCGACACGATCCGATGCCGCTCATCCTCCGCAAGAGCGCTGAACAGAGCCATGAGCCCCCGGCCGACAGGTGTCGTAAGGTCAAGGTAGCCTCGGTCTAGAACCTTCAGCAGGCTCCCGCGAGCGGCAACACGCTCAATTATCGCTATGCCGTCCAGCATTGACCTCGTGGCCCTGTCCCACTCAGCTACTATGAGGACATCCCCGGTGGCCAGTTCATCTATGGCCCTTTCGAGTTGCGGCCGGTTGTTCGTGCTCTTGCCGCTGGCCTTGTCGCGGAAAACCTCAACGCAGCCCTCGGCGCGCAATGCGGCCACCTGCCTGTCCAGATTCTGCGCCGCCGTGGAGACGCGAGCGTAGCCGATCTTTCTCATCTTCGCGCCCCAGAATTGCTACCCACTACAATGACTGATTTGCTTGGGTCTGCCGAGTGGGTATGAACTAAGGACATTCGGCCCGTTCCGCCCCCCTCCCCACTAGAGACAGGAGAGGAGAGCTTGAGGTGGGCGAGGATGACGGTCGCGAAATAGCGCGCGCTCGGCATCACTCCGGTGCATGCAACAGCGCCTCGGACAACCTGCTCGATGATCTCCGTCAAGGCATCCACCGTCACCACAGGTGATGGCTGTGATGGTGCAGGAGGGGCGGATGCGAGCATGTCGGGGTCGTTTAGCGCACGGTCGAGTTCATACGTCGCTTCGCCGACATAGCCGCCATCCACCAAGTCTATCGCGTAGCGGATGCGGTCCTCAAGAATCGCGATGCGCTGATCCTGCCATCCGTCAGGTGCCGGTGATGGCTGGGAGAGCACTGCATCGCCACGTCCGTCGTCTGGCGGCTTGGGCGCCTCGCCCTTAAGGATGCGCGCAGCCTCCTGCAACAGGGCGCAGTCGGGGTGTGCCCAGCCGAATTGCGTTTGCGTTGACCGCCACGCGGCAAGCGTCAGGAGATCACTGGCGAGGCGCGATGCCCCAGTCAGCGGTGATGGCTGGGAGAGGCGTTCGACTTGGGCGCCGTTACTACGGGAACGGATGGCAGATGCGACCCGACGGCATGCAAACCGTTCGGCAAATGAGCTGTGAGGCTGTCCCACGGCGTACTCTGGCGATAGGAATGTACGCTCCTGTTCGTCAGCAACCGTGGCGCACGCCTCCCGTTCTTCTGCTACGCGACGGTCGGCGTCTTCTCTGTGGCGCACCAGGTCGATAAGGTTTTTGCTGACCTGCCGGTCCACCTCGGCTTGCAGGGCTTCGATACGGTCGGCTGCATCGTCGAAGTCGTTCGCTCGCAGCGTCTTCACAAGTTCCGCTATGTCTGTCATGGCTTCACCTTGGATGGCTTTGGCATCGGGCTACCGCAGTGCGGACATGCCCCGCGCTCCATTTGCTTGATGTGGAAGTGAACAACGCTGACAGAGGAAATCGCGCACGCCTGCTGTATCTCGCGCAGCGTCGCGCCCGGGCGCTTGCCAAGGTATTTTCGGATGCGTTCTCGCGTCGGACAGGCAATCATCTCTCAGTCTCTTTAGTTGAGGCATCTATTGTGGGATTGGATGTGACGGCCTTCGGCCTATCGGCAGTCGCCGATGCGTTGTTCGCAGGATATGGATTGCCCTCAATCGTCTCGGCAATTTTCACAGCCAGAAAGCCGACGTTGAGCACGCCGTTCGTCAGGCTTGCGTCTTCGCTGATTATCGTCGCGATATCGTCGGCGCTGATGTACCGAGCCAGCCTCTTGTCAAAGAGAAGAGCTAATTCGGTTACGCTCGGCTTCCAGTCTGGCGGCAGCTTCCGCGCGCCTTCGATATACTCCGCCATCATATGTGCAAGGCTGCTGGAGAGGTTCATCGGTTGCACCTTTTTCTATTGTGTCCGCTCAAGAATTCCAGTGCGATGGCACCACTGCCAGCCTTCCGGTGCCGCCACATCGGCCTGTCTATTCGAAAGTGTTTCGACTATCTGCTGTAGTTCCGGTTCCGGCGGCACAGCCATGTGCGTGAGGCAGCGCCAGATACCTGCAACGGCTTTCGGATTGACGCGGTATAGGTCAATGCCTTCTCTGGGCGACCGACCGCAAACCTCGCATTTCATAGCGCTGACCACATGTGTTCTGTGATCCTGACGTTCATCCCCGCGTGCATCATCTCGGCTGCGCGTTGGGCATCGATCTCGCGGGCAAACCGGAGCGCTGACATGTGGTCGGCTGACCAGAGCGAAGACCCGCACCAATACTCTGGTACTCCAGGCGACGACCAAGCCCCTTCGATGACCCATCCCGTCTCAGGCAGCGTCGGCTGTTTTGGCTCGGGATGTCGCTTGAGCCCCGCCAAGGATCGAAGCCCATTCCATTGCTCCCAGGTGATGGAGAAATGGGCGTTGCCGTCTGCGCTCTTGGCGGGGTGTATTTCGTTGACCCAAGATAGCTCTGCCATCACCTGATAACCCCGTATTTGCGCTGATCCTCAACACTGACGGGACGCATGCCAGTCCCACGACAAACCGGACAATCGCGCGGGTCTGCCGGATCGCCAGGGGTGTTCATCCAGCCAACACCGCAACAGCTTTCGCAGGCAAATGTCTCCGCATTTGCCTGGACGCGCAGATCAATAACGAACGAACTGTTGTTGAACCCGTCCGGCATTCTTCCGAGAAACCCGCCGTCAACGGCCTTGAGAAAGTCGCGTATGGCTTGCTTTGCCGTTTCCATTTGTCCGCGTTCCTGTCCGGTTCATTTCCCGCACAGCGGGCATGTATAGGTGCCGTCATCGTTCATGTCGGCAACGCTTGTCTGCTTGCAGAACGAGCACCAGAACGTCACGGCTGCCCGGCAAATTGTCCGCATCATCTGATGGCCTCATTCCACAGCCGTGCCGCTTCCTCTTCATTTTGTCCGCCAGCATACGGCCCGATATCCCGGCACTGCTCGCACTGCACCGCTGTTTGGTAGGGCTCGCCATCGTGCATGGAGTAATAGAAGCCGATGTCTGTGCTCCCGCAGTTGCACGGACGCACGGTTTGAAATTTTCCAGAACGATCTCGAATGACCATCTACTCCCCCTCCTTAGATGTTGGGGTGAGGGGTTCGGGCTGAAGCCAGCCAGAAAATTTGTAGATGGTGTCGCCGGGCCCGAAGTCGGCTTGCCCTTCCGCGTCCTCTGCGGTCGCGATGTGCGGCTCGATCAGACCAAGACGCTCGGCGAGTTCCTGCACGTCGCCACCATCTGGCTCGGTGCTGTAGCCCCAGCAGTAGTCGGCAATTATCGAGCGCGCGAACTTCGCAAGCGCCTCAACTTCCTGCGCGCGCAGCGCAGGCGAAAGCCCCTGGGGCTGAGCCGTCACCCCATTCTTGATCGACGGCATGATGAGGCGCTCCCCGTCCTCCTGTGCTTGGGTGGTCATGGCTGTCCGCCTCCTGTAGAGGCTTTGGCCTTGGCGGTATCTTGAGTTGACGCCACTGCGGATGATGTTGTTGACGGCGCCTCGCCATCGGGCTCGACGCCTGCGCTCAAGCCGCGCGGCTCGTTGATCCTCTTATCCAGGCGCTCGGCATGCTCGCGAGCGTTGGTGAATGCGTAGTCATCGCTCATACGGTCGTAGCGCCCGACGACACTCCACATCGAGCCCGCCCATTGCAGGACTTCAACGTGTTGATCGGGACAGATGACACGGACGTTCCGACCCTCGAATATTGGGCGAAACCTAAGCGCCTCTAGGTGCTCATAGTGTTGCGGCATCACACATCCCCGCTGGGGCTATCGGCAGTCGCCGATGCGTGGAGAATGGCCCTGCCGATCACCTCGGCCATGTGCGGCGGGTTGCTGTCGCCTAACGCTTCGATCCACTGCCGGCGTTCGCGACTACGTGGACCGCGATCCATTTCGCCGGCATCCCGAGCTGCCACAGGTAGAGAGCAGAGGACGCCCGTGTCCCAATCAGCTCTGGCATCTGCTGACCGCGCGACATAAGCAATCTCGGATGGCACCGCAGACCAGGCGACCTCCAGTCGCGACAGGCTGGTGCAGGCCATAAGGTACACTCTCCGGCGCGGATACGGTGCGCCAACATCGCTAGCGCCGTACTCAACCCGAGCGACGTGATATCCATGTCGCGCCAGATCGTCCGATACGGTGTCTTCCCATTCCGTGTTGCCGGGGGGCTGCTCCACGACAAACCATTCTGCCTCGGCGTCGATCCCGCGCGCGAGCATGCGTGGCCATAGGCTTTCTCCGGTGCGGTATCCGTGGATGGCGCTGGCGACGCTGGTTCGCTGGCAAGGTGGCCCGCCGATGATGATGTCGGCTCGAACAGGGATGCTGCCATGGATGTCGTCATAGATCGGTGTCTCCGGCCAACGCTCATGAAGGCGCGACTGACGCCACGGGTTGATTTCACAGAAGGCTACGGGACGGATGCCGGCGCGCTCGAAGCCAATGGCGTGACATCCGATGCAGGAAAAAACGTCGAGCGCGCGCAGCGCAGCCGAGCCGCCCATCAGCGGCGCTGGCGTCAACCCCATTAAATCCTCACCCATTAGTCCCTCCCTTGGCCTTGGAGAGAGCGGCGCGAGCAGCAAGTATTTTCTGTGCCCAGTGCTTGGATACGTTCGGCATCTCGCGTTTGCCGTCGGCCACGTCTTGAAGCACGGCGTCGCTGTAGGGGAATTGAATCTCGATTGCGTAGAGCGCCTCGACAAGGTCGCGCTGTTCAGCAGTGACGAACGCTGTTATGGCCTGAATAGACCTCGTTGATCCGATGTCGCTCGGCGGTAGGCTGTGCGCCATCTTTCTGACGCGCGCTTCCAAATCTCCCGGCGTATGCTCTGTCTCTACGACTGTCTCAGACATTGGCTTCACGTCCATTTTGTCACCTGTCCGTTCATCTTCTTACGTAGACCGCTCGGGTGGTTCCTGCTTCCAGGCATCGGGTATTTGGCGCGCTTGGCGCCAACGCGATTGGCGTATCCGTTGCGGATCGTCGAAAGGTCCGCAGCGTCCTGTTTCGTCTTCTCTCTGGCGCAATGCTCGTGAGCTGGCCCGCGGTTGCTAATGTCGTTGGAGCCGCCCTGCGACAGGGGTAGGATATGCTCGTCTATCCAGCGCTGGTGAGCGCCTATCTGGTGGCCGCAGATGCAGCAAACGCCTTTGTGATCCGCGAACAGACGAGCACGTTGAAGCGTCGTCAGGGGCTTCCGTGGCGTCACGTCGAAAGGGTTGCGATCCTCCTCCTGGTTAGCCATGGCTAGACTTTCATCGCCCTGAAGTTGCTCTGCTCCGTGCGCCAAGCGTCGATCTTCATTGCAGCCGCCTCGCGCAGCGCTTGGAGCTTCTGAAACTCTCCCGCCGCTTTGGCGTCAGCCTCAAGAGCCGCAAGGTACTGCTCCGATGCGTACGCTTCGCGTTCCTGTGCGCTCACCGGCAGTTCGTTGTGCATCTTCATCACGAGCGCTTTCACATGCTTCACCATGTGGCCGGCGCGGATGGTTTCCGCCTTGGCGTCACCGATGGTGCGGGCGTTGTCTCGGAGCCAGGCCAGTGCCTTGTCCAGTTCGTTGTCTGCTATGAGGCGGGTGGGAGCGTTCATGCTGAGCCACCGTCATGGGTGGCCGCAATCCGGTTCCTAGGACCGCCACGGGGCGGTTGTGTCGTACGCGGAGAATCGTCCTCAAGCACGCCTTCAAGGGCTGTGATCTTGTCGATGAAGTAATCTTTCGTGACCATCGGCACGCCGGGGTTCTTCATCATGTTGGCGTTCTCTTCGCGCACCCGGCGAAGCTGCTGTAGCGTTGCACACCCGTCGAGCGCCGTGCGGTAGGTATCAGCCCACGATTTCACCGCTGCATCGCTCAGCGCCTCCGCTTGGCGCACCGCTGCCGGCCGCGTCTCTGGCTCGTGGTTCACGATGTCAACGCCCTCATATTCGGTCGTGCTCATGTTGAGCGTTCGGGCGAGCAAAATCTTGTTGGCGTTGGTCGTGGCCTTGGCCGTGCCCTTGTCGGCATCGTCCGTGCCCTCGCCCCAAGCGTGGCGGATCAGAACGTCAGCCGGATTGTCCACGTTCTCGAAGTACCCGCGCATGTAGACAGCCGTCTTGTTGCCGCTGACGGTGCGCTGCTCAAGGCATTCAGTCGTGTAGAGGATGCCGTTGGCAATCAGCACGTCCTTGGCCTTTGAGACGATCTGCTCGGCAGTAATTCCCTTGTAGGAGAATTCTGCGCCGGTCGCCTTGGACTTACCCTTGATCGTGGCGTCCTTCTCCAGTCGCTCAACCTGGGACTGAGCCCTCAGTAGGCGGACTCGAATGTTGGCGGACTCGTCCCATGGTGAAGAGCGAGACGTGCGGTCAGCCACTTCCATTCGTCCGGCGTCGTCGCCCGAAGGCGCATCCACCGTTCCTCGATCTCGGCTTGATCCGTCCACAGCTTGTCTGCGATTTGCAGCACGAACGTTTCGGGGGCCGTCAGTTCGCCCGTTTCCCAGTCGATTGGCTGGTGCAGCCAAATCCGCGCGGGGTTCCACTCGCGACTCCATGCTCTTGTCCTCGTCTTGAACCAGCCGCATCGTGGTACGTCGTCCGTGATGCCGTTATCGCCGGTCGCGATGGCGTTCCGCCACCAGGAAAGCTGGTCACTCAGGGGCGTAGGCTTACGCATGTCGTGGTTGTACGGGCGTCGTGAGAGCCCTCTCGACGGTCCATCCCCAGCGGTCAAGACGAGTAGCAAGTGTCATGGGGTGCATACTTAGGTCGGCGGCCCACGCAGCTAACGGCTTCTCGACGCCACTGAGCGCCAAAACCCTGTTCTTTCTAATGTTAGCGCCTTGCTCACGCCGCGTTGCCCAACGGCAGTTACTGGGCTCGTAATGGCCGTCGTTGTTGATACGGTCGAGCGAATGCCCCTTGCTTGGGCGGTCGCCCATGTCCGCATAGAAGTTCTCGAACTTATGCCATCGGTCGCATACGGCGATGCCTCGCCCGCCGTAGTTGTGAAAGCTGGTGCTTCCCGGATGACCACACCGCGAACGCATCTGCTGCCAAATCGTGTATTCGGTAGTCTTGGTTCGGCCATGCGTCTTGCGGGAGGCCCAGTCGCCGCCCCTCTGGCGACAGCCGCACGACTGCGAGTGTCCGGTACGGAGGTCCGTTCCGACAACCACGCGCTCCACTCCACACGTGCACCGACATACGTACGCGACGCTTCCACGCTTCGGCAGCGTACGTTCGAGGACCGTCCACCTATTGAATGTCTGTCCGGTCATGTCTGGGCTTTGTCTCGCCATGTCGCTACCGCACGAAATAGTAAGCGGCCAGCGCGAGCAGCGCAGAACCAGCAGCAACGCCCGCAATAATCTCCAACGTGCGCGGCCAGCTCGTCAGGTCGGCCGGCGCGCGATCCTCTGGATCGATGTCGAAAGGTATATCTTCACCCTCGAACACAGAGCCCTCCGTCGATGATGCGCGGGAGCCAACGCCCGCTCTGACCTGGGGGCGGGGGAGGAGGTAACGGTGCTCCTGTAGAGCCCGCACCCTTCGCCTCTACGTAGATGTCACAGTAGACATCAGTGCAGAGCCGTAGCGCGCTGCACCACATATCCTCAGGCATCCGGCTGATGTTCTTGCGCACGAGGTCGGCCAACTCAGTGGCGCTGGTTTGCAGAGCGGTCATGCCGCGGCCCTCCAGGTAACATCAGCAACGGCCTCGTATGCAGCCAACTCGCGCTTGTGGGTGTCGATCAGGTGCTGGTGCCGATTGCGGTTGTAATTCCAGGCACGAGCATCCCGCTTCTTGATCTCTCGCTTGAGTGCACGCTCCATGCTGACCAGAACGTCACGGCGACCAAAGCGCGAATGATCGGCGATCTGCGCGGAAGTGAGAAAACCAAGCTTGCCGAGCGCTACGGCGCGGCTGTAGCGGTTGCTGGGGCGCGGCTGGCGCTTGGCGAGTTCCGCTTTGTAGTCGGCTAAGGAAGCAGCCATGAGGGCTTCCCAGGCCATCCCCTTCAGGTCCGTGGCTAGTGCAGCGTTTTGCATAGCGTCAGCTCGTTTTTCTCTGCCATGACCTGGAGGCGGAAGTCGTAGCCGTCCTTCCAGGCGGGTGTGGCGATTGCGTCTCGCGGCTCGTTGCGGCTTGCCGTGTAGTACCCCCGCAGGAATTCGCGGGTTTCTTCCTCTGTCATTCCGTCCATCGTCGTTCTCCATTCGATACAAGCTGAGATCGACGCCGTTCCCTGTTGGGCTTCTGGTGTTTAACCGGGGCGGCTCCGAGAGATTAAGAGCCGCCCCGGTTACCCCGTTCATTGCCCTCAACGATTTAGAATATACGTCACAGTCTGTGAACCCGTCAAGCACAAAAGTTCACGCAACGCGACGATTGTTGTAAAATCGGCGCGCAGGGACTTATGTGTGGACGGTGATAAACTGTCACAGTTTGGGGATTGACCGCGGTCGCCCTAACGGCGACGAGTGGAGGGGCGCGCTTGCTGTAACGCCTTGATTGCGTCGGCGTCCTCGTATCTTAGCCCGGAGGGGTCTCCGAGGTAAATCCAGTCGAGGGTCAGATCATAGGTTTCAACCAATGCGATTGCATGGTCGATACTCGGGCGCCTTTTGCCCTTCTCATACTGGTTGTAGGAATTTCGCGCCAAGCTTGCACGCTCGGCGAACTCTGCCTGAGTTAGCCCGGCCACTTGGCGGATGAGTCTCAGTCGGGTTGCAATAGCATCCACGGACCGGTCTTCTTTCTCGAATCGCATGACGTGAATTGTTTAAGCCGCGGGGCGTGAAAAGCTATTCACGCGACGGGACTTGACAGTACGTCACACTGTGTGAATAATAATCGCATGGCAAACCGACGCAAACTCTTACGCTCAGTCCCCGATGTCGTAAAGGCATTCGGTGGCAATGCGGCAATGGCCCGTTGGTGCAACGTGAAACCATCGGCCGTCTCCAACTGGATCGAGCGGGAGTACATCCCGCCCGGCTGGCACTATCGGATGGCTGCAAAGCTCGATGATGACGGGCTCGATGTTGATCCGCGTGTTTTTGGGGTCAGCGTGGGTCCGGTACGTGACCACCCGTTTCTCTCCAACCGTGTTGCGTAAGCGTCGTTAGCGTTTGTCTCGCGCTTCCCCAGAGCTGACATGAGTCGCGCTACCTGCGGTTGCTGCAAGTTAGCGTCGCCCGCAAGTGAACGTGCGTAACGGCGGTAGCGTGAATTGCTTGGCCTGTCGGCAGAGACGCGGTTGTTTGGGTGGGGATCAGGAGCCCAAGCCACCAACGACTGCCGGTCCTGGACGCGCGATGTGGGGTCCGCCCTGCATGCCCGGTGTGCCGAGCATTCACGGTGCCGCTGATGGCACCAGCCCACCTTGGGCGCTTCCTCGCTGGACTTGGGCCGCCTGCGTAACATCGGGCGGCCCCTTTCTAGTCTGGGGACAAGTTGTTGATGGGTTGCGTCAGCGTCCCGAGACTCACGGTAACGGAGGACGTTGGTCCAAGACCGTGTTGCGCAGTATTGGTTGAGTTGGTTTCGTCACCCCAAAAATGAGAAGGCCCAAGGAGCGGTTTCGCTCGATGGGCCTTGGTTCTCGATCCCGGCCTGGCAGCTAAGGATCATTTTCGGGGGATGTGCGTGAGACATGCTCACTTGAAACGCGGAACGTGCTGATTGAGGTACGCTGCTTCGCAGCCCTCGTCAATGGCCCGTCCTGCATAGCTGTGGACGGCTGGCCCCCATGGGCGAAAAGACGATCTACCGCGTCGCTCGACGCACTACGCACTTTGCGCAGATCGCCAACGCGATGCTTCGCGACACGCGCTTGTCGATTGAGGCGCGCGGCGCTCTCTCGCTTATTATGAGCTACCCGGAAGATTGGGAGATCACGCCCGAGTGGCTTAGCGGCTTAGCCTGTGTCGGTCGCGATAAAGCGCGGGCGATCCTCCGTGAGTTGATAGATCACAACTACTGTGCCCGCTCGCAGAGCCGAGAAAATCGCGCCACGTTCGGCACTTGCATCTATCTGTTCACAGATACACCCGGCACAATAGAAAATGTTTCACAGGACGGCGCTTCACCGTGCCCTGAAAAGCCGTCCACGGTCCCACCGCAGACGGATTTGCCGGCGCCGGACGCGCCGTCGCCGCAAAACACGTCCGAGACTAATACTATAGAGGGAACGAATACTGTTGGTAGTAATACCCCCTTACCCCCTGAAGGGGGAAAGCCCACACCAACAGACGCCCTAAAGGCTTTCGACGCCTACAATGCAGTAGCGTTACGCTGTGGGCTCCCCCAGGCGGCCAAGCTCACCAAGGACCGCCAGCGCAAGATCATCGCGAGGCTGAAGGACTACGGCCTAGACGGCTGGTCGCAGGCGCTCGCGAACCTGGAGAAGTCCGCTTACTGCCAAGGCCGCAACGACCGCGGATGGCGCGCTGACCTCGAATTCATGTGCCAAGCGTCGAGCTTCAGCCGCCTGCACGATGGCGGTTATGGCAACGGGGCACACACGCCAGCCAAATCTCAGTCATCCGACATCTTCGCAGCCGCTCGCGCGGCAGAGGCCGCGAAGGGGGCGGCTGCGCAATGAACCATACCCATGTCTACACGCACTTTTTGGAGCGTCTCGCCATCATCTTCGGCGAGCCGAAGACGACCGATATCAAGCTGTTTTACGCCGAGTACGCCGATGCTCTGAAGGGTTGCAGCGAGGCCGCGCTCAAGGCCGGCGTCGAACAGCTTCGGCGCACGCACCGTTACCCAGGATGGCCCACTGTCGCGAAGTGCCTTGAGGCCATTGAAGACGCGATGCCGCGTCCGGTGTTCCAGTCGCCGAATTTCGTGGACCCTCCACCTCCGACCGAGAAAGGCGCGCGAGCACGCGTTGCAGCCATAGCGGCCGAGTTTTCCCGCAACGCGCACCGGGTGCCCGTTATTGGCATCAGCAAGCGCGCCGCGCTCATCGAGCAAGGCCAGCACAAGACCGATGCCGAGCGCCAAGCTGAGCTTAATGCTTTCATCCGCGACGGCGAGGCCCGCATGTACGAGCGCGACCGTGCGGCCATTCGCGCCAGGATGGCGGCGTCAGCCATGCCCTTGCGTGAGGCCGCCGAATGAGCCTGGAGCGCTACCAGTCCCTCATGCGCCGACGCGAGTGGTCTCAATCCGCCCGCGAGATGCTTGCGCGCTCCGTCGCGACAGGGCACCGGCCTGGACGCAGGCAGAGCGGGGACCGTTGCGCCTACTGGCGTGCCTACCACAAGCGCCGTTACGAGGCGGACCAATCATACCGTGATGCGTGCATCGCGCGGGCAGCGAAGTGGGTAGCGGCGAGCCGGGCCGCCGAGACGCCAGAGCAACGCCGGGAGCGTCTAACTGACGACAAGGTTCGCCGCGTACTGCGCGCAGTGGAGCGTGAGGCGCATCCATGATCCCCAATGGCCAGACGTTCACCGTCATGGAAACCACCTTCCGCTGCTACTGGGTGGATGGCGACCACTACGAGTGGATTTCCCATGACGGCCAGCGCGCTGCTGGGCGCATCCCTGGTGGCCCGACGTGTTGGGCACGGGTTGGTGGTCGCATCAGCAGAAACACGTTCCCAACCCTGCGTAGCGCCATGCGGGCGGCTGTGCATGAGGCAGCGGAGATAGCCGCGTGAAGCGTGTGAGCACCTTCATTGCGCGGTTGCGCGGCAGGCCGCCACCCTGGCGCGAGCCAGTACAGATCGACCTCGAACAAGCGATAGCCGAAGCCACAGAACGAGAGAACGCCAAGTGTCAGCAATCAAGCCAGAGGAAATCACGCAGCTCGTCTCCGAAGCGTGGGGCGTAAGCCCCGAGGCTATGGCCGCCGCGTGCGGCAAACATGCTCGCGCGCCTGTGAGGCAGTTCGCTGATCCGGCATACGCTGCCCGTATCTGCGCCATTATGCTGATACGCCGGCACACTACGGCGAGCTATCACACGGCGACACGAGCAGTCGGCAGGGAGGACCACCACAGCGATTACGTCGAGAAGCAGGTTGACTATTTCAGGCGGTACGCCATGCGGCGACCGGAGATCGCATTCTGCATCGAGAGGATCGAGCAGCAGATTGACGAAATTCACGAGGCTCGTGTCGAGAAATGTGCAGCAATTCCCGGCCGTTCCTTGACTGCGTTCGTCCAATCTAGTAGCTTATGCGCTTAAGTGGTTGGCAATGAAGTCGTTTTTTGTTCCCGCTCGGGAACATTATGCCTAGAAATCGGATTGTACCGCGTCAAGCTCCCGAACGGGAACATGCAGGCCCATCAGGCGCTAGCTGAGCACGGGACCAAGGCGGCGGCGGCCCGTGCGCTCAATCTGCCCGTAAGCACGTTCAAGAGCCGGCTAGATGCAGAGCAGCGCCGCAGCGGGCATACGGCCGCAATTCTCGAATTTCCGCAGCTCCCCGACCAGAACGAACCCATTGACAGGCTCCTGTCGCGCCGCATGGAGCACTACCAGCGGAAGCGGGCACACCACGAGGCCGCGCACTGGCAGCAGGTCAAGGTTACGGAGAACAAGCCTTTCGGCCTTGCGCTGCTCGGCGATCCCCACATTGACGATGACGGCTGCAACCTTCCTCGCCTGATGTCTGACATAGACATTCTGAAGGCTACGGACGGGCTGTATGCGGTCAACATCGGGGACACAACGAACAACTGGGTGGGGCGCTTGGCCCGCCTGTTCGGCAACCAGGAAACCTCACAGACTTCAGCGCGCCAGATGGCGGAATGGTTCCTGCTCAATGCAGGTGTCCGTTGGGCTGCTGTCCTGATCGGCAACCATGACGAATGGAACGAGGGTGGCGAGATCATCCGGCGCATGTGCGCCGCAGCCAAGGTGACGATCCCGGTTCACGAGTGGGCCGCCAAGATCGAATTTGTGTTCCCGAACGGCGCAACATGCCGCGCCAGCCTTGCTCACGACTTCAAGGGGCGCAGCATCTACTCCACGACGCACGGCCCATTGCGTGAAAGCATTTGGCACCAAGAGGGCGCCCACATCCTGGCGGCGGGCCATATCCACTACGGCGGCTTGCAGCAGATCGAGCTGCCTGGTGGGCATAACCCGTGGCTCGTTCGCGTGCGCGGCTACAAGGAATACGACGCGCACGCTCTGGTGAACGGGTTCCACGAGGGCAATCGCTTCCCAGCCGTTATGGCGATCATTGATCCGAACGCAGCACCGGAGGACCGCGTGTTGATGTTCGGCAGCCTGAAGCAGGGCGCTGAAGTCCTGAACGCAATGAGGGCAGCACATGGCGCGCAAGCAGGAAAAGGCGCTCGGCGAAGGGCGCAAGGACGATCAGGAGAAGGTGCGCCTAGACCTTCTTCCGTTCGCCGCACTGGAGGAAGTCGGGAAGGTTCTGACCCACGGCGCAGCAAAATACGGGGCCAAAAATTGGCTGATGGGCATGGCGTGGAGCCGGCTCATAGGGGCAGCGTTCCGCCACCTGTTCGCGTTCGCAAGGGGCGAGGATCGTGACCCGGAGACGGGGTTGTCGCATCTAGCTCATTGCGCGTGTTGTATTTGCTTCCTGCTGACTTACCAACTGCAAGGGCTCGGGACAGATGACCGCTCGTAAGCAGCCGACAAAGACACGCTCATCCCCCCGCTCCACAGACAGGAAGCTCAGGGAGAAGCTGGCCAGAGACTACTCGACGATGGAGCCTGTCGCGGCATCAGGCCACGTCGAGCTGCTGGACGCGATCTTCAGGTGGATCAAGGACGGGTCGCTTCCGGCTGGGACTAAGCCAGGGCTTCACGTCGTGGCAGGGAACAAGGCTGGGTGATGAAACTTGTGGACGCACAGAAGCAGGCCGAACGCATTCGCCGTTTGGAGCAATGGCGGCCGTGGTTCGCGTGGCACCCTGTCCGACTGAGCGACACCGGGGACGTGGTGTGGTGGGAGCCGGTCGAACGCCGCCAGGAGTTCATTTCTGGCTACGACGGCACATACGTATTTGATCGATACCGGCGCGCGGTCGCTAACAAGGCCGGCTAGGACCACAGGTAATTCCTGTTCGTTCCAGCCCCATAATGCAATTTCTGAGCCCGCGCTTGCAAGTTGATGATTTCCATGGCATAAAGTGCGTCGTCGCTAGGACGCATACACATGGCGCAGCGCAAGACGAGAGAGCCGGCGAACACGGCTCACGCGGTACTTAATGAGTCCATTCAACGGGTTGAAGCGCCTTCCGAGGTGGTCTCAGGCCGTATTTCTCTGCGTGTGACGGCGGCTCAACTCGCCGAGTGCATCAGCCGGCAGAAGAACGCGCTTGCCCAGATCATCGCCAACCCCACCTCACCGCCCATTGACGGCGGCATCCTTCGCATGGTCGGCGCGCTTGACGCGCTGGCCCGCATAGACCCGGAGCTTTAGGCCATGACGGCTTCCGTCAAGATTTTCGCACATGCCGGCGTTGTCAGCGTCCCGGTTGCAAACCAGAACCTCCAGACCAGCGACGCGGCATTCGTCTTGCTGAAGCAGCCGTACCTTGGCCGCCAGGCGCTCACGGCGGACACCGGAGCCGCTGTTGCTTCGGACGCAGCGAACGCGCCGTCCGGAACGACGTGCATCCGGGTTGAAGTCGCGCCGGGCTCTATCGTCGCCTACGAGGTCACACACGCCAACGCTACGCTTCGTGATGCAGACGCCAGCAGCCCGACGCTGGAGGGCAAGCAGACGCTCGCGTTCGGTCCTGGAAGCCGTCTCAGCGTTTTGCAGATCAGCTAGGCGCATGAAGCGGGAAACATTCATCGCCAGCGTTGAGCAAGAGCTTGGCCGCATGGGCTACAAGCCCACGTCCTACCGCTGGATGCCCAAGGGCGCCGGCCTCGTGTTCATCGTCAACGGGGCGTTCAGGGATTTGCCTGTGCGCGTGGGGATGAAGCACACCGAGTTGCATAGGTGGCTAGGGCGCGCGGCGGGGTGGGCTGACATCATGGGCCTGACGCCGGGTGAGGTGGCATAGGCATGACGCGCGCCCCGATGACGCCAGAGGAAGCGAGGCGTGCGGCAGATAGAGCCGAGGCGCGCGCGCGCGGCGCCGACCCATTTGCGGAGCCCACGGCCGAGACCAAGCGTAAACGTAAGCGCACAGCCAAACCTAAGCCGGGCGCAGAGACAGTAGAGGCCGAGGTAGAGCAAGGCGTCTCCGACGGCGAGGACGCCTTAGAAGCCCTGTGCGCCGCGGCACGCGAACTTGACGCGTACACTATCCGCCAAGGGCGTCCGAGCAAGTACCAACCTGAGTTCGCCGAGCAGGCAGAGAAGTTGTGCAAGCTCGGAGCGACGGACGCCGAGCTTGCTGATTTCTTCGATGTTGCGGTGCGGACCATCTCATATTGGGCAGTTGCACATCCCGAGTTTTTGCATGCCTTAAAAGCCGGGAAAGAAGTTGCAGATGCGCGTGTGGAACGCAGCCTATTCCAGCGCGCCGTGGGCTTCGAGATGGACGCGGTCAAGATCATCTCGTCAAAGGGTGTTGGCAGTATGCCGCAGGTTGTGCGCTATCGCGAGAGAGTGGCCCCCGACACCACCGCCTGCATCTTCTGGCTGAAGAACCGCAAGAAGGACGAGTGGCGCGACAAGCAGGAGCTTGAGCACAGCGGCGAGGTTGGCTTCAAGGCGCTGTGGGCTGAGATGGCAAACCGCGGCAAGGCCAAGGCGCATGACCCGAGCACGGGGGCGCCGGCCTCGCCATGAACGCCCCGCTCGCCAAGTGGCAGACTGCATGGGCTGAAGCCGCTGAGAACGGCGACGCCCTGCTGTTCGCTACTGGCGTGCTGGGCTTTCTGATGCCGGAAGACGAGAACACAACGCGCGCCCCGCAGCTCGTGCCCTGGCAGGTCAAAGCCCTCAACGAGTTCTCCGACGCTTGGCGTAAGAGGTTCATTGAGCAGGGACGCCTTTCGATCAAGAGCGGTCATGGTGTCGGGAAGACTTGTTACCTCTCTATTCTCATCCTGTTCGCGCTGCTGTGCGCCGGCCCAGACACGAAAATCCCCGTCGTCGCCAACTCGCAGGACCAGCTCCGCGACGGCCTCTGGCCTGAGCTATCCAAGTGGATGGGCAAGCTACCGGAGCCGCTGCGGTCCGAGCTTGAGTGGCAGGGCGAGAAGATCGTCATCAAGTGCGCCCCGGAAGAGGCGTTTGCCGTCCGCCGCACGGCCTCGAAGAACCGGCCGGAAGCGTTGCAGGGCATCCACGCAGAGACGGTACTCGCGATCTTCGAGGAAGCATCCGGCATCCCCGAGGAAACAATCGAGGCTGGCGCGGGCACGCTGTCCACGCCTGGTGCTATGGCCGTTGCTGTGGGGAACCCCACGCGCCGCACCGGGTTCTTCCACGCGACGCAGACCAAGATGCGTCACCGCTGGCGCTGCATGACTGTCAGCTCAGAGGACGTGCCACGCGCCCGTGGGCACATACAGGATATTATCGACCTCTACGGCAGAGGCTCGAACAAGTACCGCGTCCGCGTGCTGGGCGAGTTCCCCGACAAGGACGATGACACGGTCATTCCGCTGTCGCTGGTTGAGGCTGCGCAGCGCCGCGAGGTCGCGAAGGCGAACGTGTGGCCGGTGTGGGGTGTGGACCCTGGCCGCTTCGGCGATGATCCGTCCGCGCTCGTGGCCCGCGAGGGCAACGTGCTGTTGTCCGACCTTATCCGCGAATGGCACGGCCTTGACGGCCCCCAGCTCGCCGGCCGCGTCATTGCGCTCTACAATGAGCTGCCGCTGAATGACCGGCCCAAAGAGATCGCGGTGGACGTGATCGGCGTCGGCGCGAGCTGCTACGATCACATGCGGTTGCCTGGCTCCCCCGTCCGCGAGATCACGCGCGGCGTCAACGTGGCGGAAGCCGCGGCAATCAGCGAGACGGAGCACCGTCTGCGCGACGAGCTGTGGTTCCGCGGCCTTGCGTGGTTCCAAGCCATGGACTGCCGCTTCGCTCCGCTTATCGCTCATCCCGAGAACGCCAAGCTCATTGAGAAGCTGATGGGTGAGCTGAGCGCGCCAACCTACGACTACACGATGCTCGGTAAGCGCAAGGTCGAGAGCAAGTCCGACATGAAACGCAGAGGTGTCCAATCCCCGAATTTAGCTGACGCCTTCCTGCTGACGCTAGCCGCTGGGATTTACCCCCGCATCAATCCACATCGCGCACGCGACTACGAAGACGACGGCACAAGCTGGGCAGCAGCATAGGAGCACGACATGGCACGGAACGGCAATTTCGCGGCCATTGAGCCGCTGCGCAAGATCACCGCTATCACCAAGAGCGACAGCACCGTCTATAGCCCTCCGCTCGACGCCATCTACATCGGCGGCGCCGGCAATGTGGCCATCGTGGACGGTTCCGGCGCCACGGTCACGATCACGGCCCCAGTTGTCGGCCAGTGGATGTACGTCGAGGCCAGCAAGATCATGAGCACGAACACCACGGCGACCGCGATCCTCGGGGGTAACTGGTAGGCCATGGCCCCGGCGCTCACATTCCTCCTGGCTGTCTACGGCGCGGTTGGGTCATCGACCGACCCGCGCATGCAGTGCGGCACGTCGCGCGTGACCATGGAGTGGGCGGGTTGGGGCCTGTTGATTGTGCGTCGTGAACCGCAGTGCGTCTGGCGCGCGGGCAATCAGGGAGCGACACGCTAATGGGACAGGGCAGGACACTAGGGCGCCAGATGGGCAATGTTTCAGATGGCAGCGGCGCGTTTGTTGAGGTCGATATCAACAAACTCGACAAGGACTTGCTCATCATGCTGGGCATGAAGCAGGCCCTTGAGAAGTACGTTGGCGGGTTCCGCGCGCAGGCCGCTAGCCTCGCACACGAGGGCACGGCGGCCGTTCTGCGTGAAGTGGCAGACATCATGGATGTTGATCTTCAGAAGATCACCGTCGAGTTCTCGAAGCGTGCCATCAACGCCAAGGCCGCAACGCTGCACGAGATCAAGCGGGGGCGTGACTGACATGCAGCCTGACGCCACGAGCGACCCTGACGCGCAGGAGAAGGCCCGCCGAGACGATGAAGCTCTGTTCGAGGTTCTGCAAGAGCAGGTCACAGCGGACATCGAGCACTCGAACGCCTGGCGCATCAACGCGAAGCAGGAATTCCAGTTCGTCGCCGGCCCTGGCCAGTGGACGCCAGAAGACACGGCTAAGCTGAAGCGCGAGAAGCGCCCGCCCGTCACGTTCAACAAGACGCTCAAGTTCATCCGCGCCGTTTGCGGTATCGAGGTCAACAACCGCCAGCAGACGACGTACATCGCCAGCGACCCTACCCAACCAGGAGAGGTCAAGGCCAACGAGATGGCCTCCCAGGGTGCTGAGTGGATGGACGCACAGTGCAACGCGCTGCGCAAGAAGTCCCGCGCCTTCCGCGACATGCTCATTTGCGGCATGGGCTGGGGCGAAAGCACTATGGACTTCGACGACGACCCACAGGGCAAATACCTTCTGGAGCGCCGCGACCCGCTCGAAATGGGCTGGGACCGGAACGCCCGCGAGCAGAACCTTATGGACGCCAAGCGTCTGTGGCAGGCGCGCAAGATGCTGTTGTCAGAGGCCCGCGCGCTCATCCCCGGCGTGACCGACAAGAAGGACGAAGACGGAAACTATGTGATCCCCGACTGCGACCTGAGCGCTGATTGGGCGGCTACGGTTGAGACGCCGGCCAGCAACGGCAAGACCAAGGAGCAGAAGGAAAAGCGCGAGGGCAATTCCTCGGCCTATGAGGGCAAGCGCGAAGTCACCATCGTGCGCATTCAGTGGTGGGAGTTCGAGCCCTATTACAGGACCATCAACCCGGAGCTGGGCTCAAACCCCCAGGCCGAGAAGATGATCGACATGAGCATGGCCGACTATGACGCGGCCTATAAGGCGTCTGGCGGCAAGCTCCCCGGCGCCCTGCTCCGTCGCAAGGTCTACAAGCAGGCGTTCCTCGGCGGGAAAATCCTCCAGGTTGGTCCGCTCGGCGGACAGGCCAAGACGCCGGCCAAGGAGTTCACGTTCCACTGCATGACCGGGGAGCCCGACGACACCGAAGGGGTGTGGTTTGGCCTCGTGCGGGTGATGCGCGATCCCCAGGTCTGGGCGAATAAGTTCTTCTCCCAGCTCATGCACATCATCAACTCTACGGCCAAGGGCGGCATTCTGTTCGAGACGAAGGCTGTCAGTGACGCCTCCAAGTTCAAGGAGAGCTATGCCAAGGCGGATGTGGCCACCGAGGTCGAGGACGGCGCAATCTCCAAGGGTCGCATCATGGCGAAGCCTGGAGCCGGCGTTACCGCTGGCATCGCGCAGCTTCTGATGATCGCGAACGACGCATTCGGCGACACAACGGGCATCAACCTGGAGCTTATGGGCCTTGCCGACAGGGACCAGCCCGGCGTGCTCGAGGCACAGCGCAAGCAGGCGGCAATGACCATCCTCGCCACGCTGTTCGACAGCCTCACGCTATGGGAACAGCAGCGCGGCCGGGTGAAGTTGTACTTCCTTCAGAACTTCTTCGCGGACGGCCGCTTGATCCGCATCCACGGTGACGACGGGTTCAAAGCGCTCCCGCTCATCAAGCAGGAGCTGTTCGGCAAGTTCGACGTGATTATCGACGACGCGCCGACCTCAACGAACATGAAGGAGAAGGCTTGGCAGGGCCTGCAAATCCTTCTTCCCACGGTGCAGGACAAGCTCACCCCGCCGTTTATCGCCATGCTCCTGGACTACGTTCCGTTCCTGCCGACCAAGTTGGTTGAGGGCCTTAAGGCGCTCATTGCCAAACCTGACCCGATGGCAGAGCAGCACCAGCAAACGGCATTGGCCGGCGAGCAGGCGGCGGTGGACAAGGACAGGTCCAGCGCGATCCTCAACATGGCCAACGCGGCGCTAGCCCAGGTCAAAGCGCAGGTCGCGAAGCTGGAGCCGCTGATAACGCTTCACGGTCAGCAGCAGAAGAAGGCCGCGGCAGCATCCAAGGCTGAGCCCGACAATGACGACATCATGGGGCAGACGGGTGGCAACGTGTTGCGCGCCCTGCCGCCGCTCGGGACACCGCCACCGCAGCCCGAACCCGAAATGCAACCGCAGATGATGCCTATGGCGCCGCCTGGGGGCCTCGTGCCGCCCGCGGGCCTGAATGGAGGAATGTGATGGAAGGCCAGACCGCAACCGCTCCAGCTCCCGAGAGCGCCGCGCCGCCCCCGGCCAGCGCCCCGGTGGACGTTGGCACGCTGAGTGAGGGTGATTACGTCCGCCAGCGCAGCGACTACGAGGCCAAGAACGGCAGGGGCTCGTGGATACAGAAGGTCGCCAGTGAGGCGCCGGCCGCGCAGCAGAATGCCGCCGCCGCGCCGGGCGAAGGCGAGCCACCCGCCGCAGCCCAGCCGGGTGACGACGACCTGGAGCCGGGCGAGGTCACGATCAACGCTGACGGCAAGGCCATTGATAGCAAAACGGGCCGGTTCGTTCCGAAGTCCGCCTATCTGCGCGTCAAGGGCGAAGTCGGCGAGCTGAAGGGCACGACCGAGCAGCTCCGCACGCAGCTCATTCAGGCCAAGGAGCGGTTGAGCATCTACGCCGAGGCCACGACGGCGCCGGCCGCTGCCGCCGCGCCCGCCAAGGAGGCGCCGAAGCGCGTTGACCCTGCCGAAGACCTCTTTGCTCACAATGCCTACCTCGAACACACCGTTGGTGAGTTGCAGAAGCGCCTTGAGCAGATTGAAGGCAAGACGACCGCAACGCAGCAGGGGCTTGAGAACCGCGACCTACAGCAGTACGCCAAGTCGGATGCCGAGGCATTCGCGGCCAAGACGCCGGACTTCAGCGCGGCGCTTCAGCACGTTTCAGCGGCGCTGGAGAAGGCCGCCGTACGGTTTGGCGCGACGCCAGAGGAAGCGAAGACCGAGGCCGTCAAGCAAATCCACGCCTTCATCAATCAGAACCGCGGCGCCAAGAAATCGTGGGCGTCCGAGGCTTACGATTGGGCGAAGGAAATCGGCTACGCCCCGAAGCCGGCAGGTGGAGGCGAGACGGCCGAGCAGAAGGCAGCGCGCGAGGAAGTCGAGCGCATCAACGCGGGCAAGGCGGCGTCCACCAGCCTGCGCGGCGCGGGTGGCAACGGTGTGGGCGAGCAGGTCACGCGCGAGAAGCTGGCGACCATGCCGGAGGGCGAGTATTTCAATACGAAGAGAGCGTACGTCGCCAAGCACGGCGTGGACGGGTGGAACCGGCTTATAGGAGGCTAGACCTGCCACATGTCAGGTTCGCGCAGTACGGCCTTTCCGTTCCGCAGCACAAAGTCCTCCGGCCACAGTGGCTCTGGGCGCGACTGTGGCCAGCGAAGCGCATTTTCTCGACGGACGCGCTCCTGGTCGCGATACACGTTATAGACGCAGAAGCCGAACACGACGGCGCACGCAAGAAACCATATCAGGGTGGACATTGCGTTCTCCTATGATGCGAGTTTGATTCCAACGATTGCATCTCCGTCACGGAACAGCCCTACGCTCTCGAACAGGGAGCTTAGGGCTTTCGCTATCTGGGCGTCTGGTAGCGGTTCGAGGCCCTGCTCCGAGCACCATGCGCGGTAGGCGGCCCGGATTTGGCCGAGGGGCAGGCGGCCGGCACCTGGCCGCAGCTTGGCCTTGGCAAAGGCATCCGCCTCGACACGGGCGCTACGCATAGCAACGAGCTTGGGGGCGTCGGCGCGCGGCGTCAGAGCAGCGGTTACGACGCTATTGAGCGTCTTCGGCAGCGGTTCCGCAGCGAACTTGACGATACTTGCAGCTTTCGTATCCTGACTTGGAGCTTTCCGCGCACCATGCGCGGCGAACGCCAGCAGCGCCCCAGCCATCACCGTGCAGGCGAAGCTCCGCAGCCCCGCCATCAGCAGGTCCAGCTCCCACGCCTCGACGCCGAGACGATCCGCAAGTGCGTTCTCTGCGCCAGGCCGCGGTGCCTCGTTCAACGCCTTGCGGGCGAGAGCCTGCTCATCTTGTAGCGACGAGCGAGCGGCACGCACGGCTTCGGCCGCGTCGCTTACCGTCTTTGCAAGCGTCTCAACGCAGCCTTTCTTGCAGTCCTTTGCGGTTGATTGGGTTGCCGCTTCCTTACGTGCCTCGGTTAGTGCTGTTTCTGCGCGCCTCACACGGTCATCGTCCTGAAGGCGGTCAAGCCACGCCTTGGCTTCGGTATAGCGGCCCATAGCTTCACGCACTGGAGCGCCAGCCTTAGCTACGTGCTCCATGTGCCAAGACGCTGTAGCGAAGAACCCGTAAGCCTCACCAGCCACAAGCGCGACGACGATGCAGAACGCAATCGGCCCAGAGCTGCGGCCCGCCACATAGGCGCCGACGATCACGGCGCCAGCGAGCGCCAGCGTGATGACAGCAGTTGTGTCCCCGTAGCCTCCAGTGCTCATGATGGTGACATGAGCCACAGCCATCAGAACGCAGGCGCCAGCAAATCCGCAAAGCAGCCGGATCATCCCTTGTACCCCTTCGCCTCGGCGAACATCTGCAAGGCTTCCTCCATCACATCGGCAACTGAGCAGCCGAGGAAGTCCTTGACCGCTATGGCCATGTCCTTGTGTGCGGGGGAGCAGCGATAGTTGAGCTGGGCAGTACGCACAGCATTGCGGTCGCGCTGCTTATCTGTCCGTTGGGCTGCGCGCTCGCGCTTGGCCCTCTGCGCCCGGTCCGTCTTGCGGGCCACGTGGAGCGCCGGAAAGTGGTCGGCCCAGCTATCAACAGCGTCGCTCATCGCGTTGCCTTGCGGATTGCCGCCTTGATCTCAGCCCACAGGGCGTCAATGTCCTCTGCGGCTTTCTTGTCCTTCTCCGGGCCGGTCTTGCCCGTTGTGACGGCGTTCATGTACGCCACGCGGTGGGGCACCACCATTTTGGCGACGGGCACCTTCCACTTACCGAGGATGTCTTGAGCCTGTTCGACGAGCCTCACGTCACGCGCGCCAACATCGTTGATGACGACCAGGAACGGACGCGAATACTCCTGACAGAGTGCAATGCAGTCGCGTGCCGCGTCTAGATCGAACGGGCTGGCCTTCATCGGAATGATGACGAGTGTTGCGCTCTTGATCGCGTCCTCGGTAAGGGCGAGGGCGTTAGTCGGGCCGTCGATAAACACGTAGTTGTATGGGCTCGTTTGCTCCAAAGCCTCGATGGCGTCGCTGGCGCGGTCCTCGCCCATGAGCAGGATGGGGTTGTCAGGAGAACCGCGGCGTTCATACCAGCCGACATAGCTCCCCTGGGGGTCCAGGTCCACGACGGCAGTCGGGCGCTCCTGCGATGCGCGCACCGCGAGGCACGTCGTCAGCGTGCTTTTTCCGCATCCGCCCTTGGAGTTGAGTACCCCGATGACATGCATAGTCTAGGCATCCTGTCTAGGCATTTCGCGAATCGCATAGGCAATATGAGCCATGCCTAGGCATCATGTCAAATGCCTAGACATCTGGTGCATTGCCTAGGCACAAGGTAAATGCCTAGGCAATGCCTATCTCTCCCGTGTTTCTTGGCGTGAGCGCGCCTAGTCTAGGCGTGCGGCGTTTGCCTAGACTAGGCCTTTAAGGGCGCCGCACGCGATGCAAAGTCTAGGCACTTGGCACGCTCCCGTTGACTGCCTATGCAAATCACGTTAAGCCTCCATTCATCGAGGCGAGTTTGAGTGCTTCGGTCGTGACCCTGCTACGCAACGCAGTTCCGCTCTCGCGCTTAGCGAAAATGCGCGCGGACTTCCGGCCCCGTCATCGGCCGTTCCGGTGAGCCTCTCGTTACGGCTCCGTTTGCACCAACGTCCATCGGTGCATCCCAGAACCCGGAACGGCAACGAGGGCCATATCCATGTCCAGCACATCATTTGCTGTCAACGACGCAATGGCGATCAAAACGTGGTCGCAGGAAACCGCAGCCTATGAGCGCGAGACTTCCGACATCGCGAAGCTCGAAGGCGACGACACCAACTCCATCATCCAGGTCAAGACGGACTTCTCGAAGACGAACGGGAAGGGCGATACCGTCACCTATTCCATCCGTGCTCGCATGGGTGGTGAAGGCTTCGGACGTGGCCAGACGGCCCAGGGCAACGCTCGTGCCCTGACCTACCACTCTGACTCGCTCGTCATCAGCGAGCTTGGCCAGACGGTCGGCGCCGAGAGCGAGAACACCATCGACGCGCAGCGCGTTCCGTTCAACCTGCGCCGCGACAGCCGCGACAGCCTTGCGGAGTGGTGGAAGGACCGCAAGTCCGTTAACTAATATGCGGCGGACTCTAAACGGGGTGAATTGCTGGGACATCTGACCGGGTAAAGCCGAAGACAATCAGCAGCCAAGCACTTGTAAAGCTGCGTTTCTGGTGACATTATTCTTCGCAAATCGATCTTTCGACCATTGCGAGGGGAAATGGAAACCAGAACTTGCCGGAAATGCGCAGAAACACAGGAGATAGAGAAGTTTCCCGTCTACAACCCGAGGACTGGTGCGCGGCGATTTGAATGCAAGGTCTGCAATAGAAAACGGACTGACGCACACTACGCCGCAAACAAGCCCGCAAGGTTATCCCGAGCGAGATTGCGCTATCAAGCGGACCCGGCAGCCAAGTGGACACCGGAACGACGCAAGCAAGCCAACGATCTGTCAAGGGTGCGCTACGAAAAACTTCGCTCTGAAGTTTTTACAAAGCACGGCGGGGAATGTGCGGCATGCGGTGAAACGGAGTGGATGTTTCTCACTCTCGACCACCGAAACAACGATGGATGGGAGCAGCGCGCCAACGACCCTTATGGACAAACTGGCGCCGGGCTCTACAAGAAAATCCTTCGTTACGGAATGCCGCACGATCTCGAAATTCTCTGTTTCAACTGCAACTTCGGCAAGCGCAGAAATGGCGGCCTACTCGTAAGGGATAGGCGTCGCAAGTGAAGGTTCAACGACTAGAGCGCAAGCTCGTAGGGCTAAGTGGCCCGAAGCCCCCCGCCCCTCGCAAGAGGGTGATGATATAGTCTCCTCTGCGGAGAAATCCGCAGCAGCCCGCAAGGGCGGTGGCCGCCTAACGAACGGCCATGAAGATAGGCACATTTTTCAACCACGTGTGCGGCTACACGCCGGCCAACACCGTGACGCAGGACGTTTCCGGCCCCAAGTACACCGGGTTCAACACGGTGGTCGCCCCCAGCTCGACGCGCATCCTGCGTGCCGGTGGTGCGGCCAGTGATGAGGCTATCTCATCGGCCGACACCTTCACGACGGCGCTCATCGACCGCGCCAAGGAAATGGCCACGGTGGGCGACAACATCGTCGCGCCCATCGAGATTTCAGGCAAGCCAAAGCACGTCATCTATCTGGACCCGTCCCAGGTCACGCAGCTCCGCACCAACGTCGGTTCGGGCGGCTGGCAGGACATCTGGAAGGCGGCCATGCAGGGCGGCAAGATCACCGACAACCCGATCTACACGGGCGCCCTCGGCGAGTGGAATGACGTCATCATCCGATCTTCGCAGGATGTGACGCAGGGCGTGCGCAGCGACACCGGCCTCGCGGTCAGCACCATGCGCCGCGCTGTGCTCCTGGGCAAGCAGGCGGCCGTCGTCGGTTACGGCGGCGCCAACAAGTACGGCCCCATGAAGTACCGCTGGTCCGAGGAGCTGTTCGACCACGACCGCAAGATGGAGGTTGGCGCCTGGTCGATCTTCGGAATGAAGAAGGTCGTCTTCAACAGCATCGACCTCGGCACCATCGTCGTCTCCACCTACGCCGTTCGCCAGTAAGGAGGGCAGAACATGGCTACCAACACCGCAGGGACAAACGCCCGTCAGCTCCCCTGGCAGGCCGTCCACTACCTCCGCAAGGCGATCACGAAGGCCGATGCAACCCTTGTCGTCAAGCTCGGCACGATCCCGGCCGGCGCCGTTGTTCTCCGCGGCGGCGTGATCGTCACGGAGGCGTTCGACGCCGGCACGAACAACCGCCTCGACATCGGAACGGTCGCTGATGATGACGAGTTCGCGACCGACCTTGCCCTCGGCACGGTCGGCGTGATTTCGGCGGACGAAATGGCCACGACCAACGGCGCTTATGTTTCCGTCGATACGGTCATCAACTGCACTGTTGACGTGACCGGCACGGCGGCAACGACGGGCGCCGGCATCGTGTGGATCGAGTACCTCGTGGACAACGACGGCTGATGCCGCAAGGGGGCGCTTTGCGGCGCCCCCTCCCACATTAACCGGAGGTAATCAAATGTCGTTTCGCGAGGACTATCTACAGGACGCTGACCTGGCGGTTGCCGCTCTGCGCATTGGCAGTGCCGGCGCCGCCGTGGCTGTCGCGGCTACTGCCACAGAAATCAATCGAGCTGCTGACGTATCTAGCCGCCTCGTTGCAGCCGGCGCCACGCTTGCCGTCACCGAAGCACTCCACGACGGCAAAACCATCCTGCTCGATACGCTCGCCGGCTCTGTCTGCACGCTACCGGCTGCGACGGGATCGGGTGCACGGTTCAAGTTCGTGACGAGTGTCATCGCCACGTCCAATAGCCACAAAATCCAGGTGACTGGTAACGACGTAATGCAGGGCGTCTGCCTTACGTCGCAGGACGCAGGCGACACGCTCGTTGCATTCGAGACGGCGGCGGACTCCGACACGATAACGCTCAATCGCTCAACGACCGGAAGCACGCTGCGCGGCGAGTGGTTCGAGCTTGAGGACATAGCTGCCGACCTGTGGGCGGTTCGCGGCGTTACCGCTGCGACCGGCACCGAGGCGAGTCCGTTCAGCGCAGCGGTTACGTGAGGCTAACGGCGCGGGCTGTGGTGGCCCGCGCCTCTTTCCCCTGGGGGCAATCGTGACAACGCTGGCGATCCTGAAGGCGCGCATCGGCTCCGAGATACGGCGCCCCGCGCTGACGACACAGATTGCAGACGCGATCACGAGCGCGATCACCGCGCTGGAGGATCGCCGATACCTGTTCGATGAAACGCGCACGGTGTCGTTTTCTACGGTCGCCGGCCAAGAGTTCTACACCCAAGCCGATAGCGCATTCATCCCGCGGCTTCAGAAGATCGACTATATCAAAATCCTCATCGGTGGACAGATGCGCCCGGTTTACCCGGAGGCGCCCGCCTGCATTGAGGAGATGAACTACAACGGCACGCAGCAAGGCGAGCCCGTCGTCTACTGCTATTATGGTGAGCAGCTTCGCTTCGGATACGTCCCGTCCGACGTGTGGACCATCCGCATTGGCGGCGTGATCCGTATGCCGGCGCCAGCCTCGGACAGCGAAGCCGACAACCCGTGGATGACCAAGGCTGAGCGCGCCGTGCGCTGCCGCGCCAAATACGAGCTTTACGAGCACGTCCTGCTCAACCCGGAAATGGCCGCGCACTTCAACCCGGAGAATGAGGACGGCCCGACCTTCGAGGCGTTCGCACAGCTTCGCCGCCGCGCCAACAATTTGCAGGGCGGTGACTTTGTGATGGAGGCCAGCGAATGGTGACGCTTACGTTTCCAGAGTGGAGGCCAGACACCAGCGACCTCCTGGCCAACTGGACGCAACGGCTACGGAACGTCGTTCCTCGGTCGGACGGCTACGGCCCATTCCGTGACGTGACCGTGTTCACGCAAGCGCTCCCCGCTCCATGCCGGGGCTACATCATCGCCTATGCCGAGGACGGGACCGTGCGGCTGTTCGCCGGCACGGCAACCAAGCTCTACCTGCTGAACAATACGACGCTCTCATGGAATGACGTGTCGAAGGCGTTTGGCACCTATTCCACGCTGAATAACGGCGCGAATTGGGTATTCGCACAGTTCAACAACGTCGTCATCGCCACACAGCGCAACGACGACATGCAGGCTTTCAACATCGAGAGCAGCACGGAGTTTGCGGACAACGGAAGCGACATAAACCGGCCACAGGCGGGCTGGGTGGTGCGCGTCGGCCCGTTTCTGCTTGCTGGAGATCTCGCGGACAACGCGTTCCGCGTCCAGTGGTGCGGCCTCAACGAAATCGACAACTGGACCTCAAGCACGAATTCCAGCGACTTCCAAGACCTACCAGACGGCGGGCGCCCGCGCATGGGACGCGAGGTCGAGGGTGGCGTCGCTATCGTGCTACAGGAGGACGGAGCGCGCCGCATGGTGTTCTCGTCTGGCTCTGAGGCAGTCTTTGACATTGATAGGTTGCAGAATGCGCCGGGCATTCTCGCGCCTTACTCTGCCGTCGTCGCGTCAGGTGGCGTCCATTACCTGTCCACGCGCGGTTGGGTTGTCGTCGGCGCAGACGGGAGCGTGACACCCATCGGCGAGGAGCGTGTCAACCGCACGTTCCTCGGACAGCTACCGGTGAATGCCCCCGCCGAATTGCGCAGCCTTGCCTACGATGAAGCGGCGCCTCAGCTCGTTATCGGTGCTGCTGACCCACGACAGAGCCTGATCCTGTGGGGATACAAGTCGTCGAGCGGAGCCGCTGGGCTCATGGACCGCGGTTTGCTCTATCACACGGTCCTGAAACGCTGGGCGCCGGTCGAGCTATCAGGCCAGTTCATTTCTCCCGTGTCTCGCCCTGGCCTGACGATTGAGAGCCTGGACGCCATCGCACCAGGCGCTCAGACGATCTCAGGCTGTGCCGACAATGGCAGCGGGCTCATCCGCGTGACGGTTGGGTCAACGACGGGGTGGACAACGGGCGACTACAAGACGATCTCCGCTGTTGCCGGCACGACCGAAGCGAATGGCACATGGCCGATAACGGTCATCGACGGAACGCACATAGACCTCCAGGGCTCTGCCTTCGCCAACGCCTACGTGAGCGGCGGCGTAGTGGGCGGGTCAATCGATGACCTCACGTTCTCGCTCGATAGCGTCTCGACCGCATCCTTGCCGAATATCTCCATCGTGGACGATGACGGGCGGATCGGGTTCTTCGATGGCGACACGCTCGAAGCCGAGTTGCTGACGGCTGAGCAGTCGCTCGGCGCCCGCCGCATGAACATCAACGGTATCCGCCCGGTCAGCGACGCGAACAGCATATTCGCGTCCGTCCTTTCGCGCGGGAACCTCAACGAGGTGGCAACGCAGGGCACGGAGTCAGAAATGGACAGCGACGGGTATTGCCCGCTGCTGGACGAAGGCCGCTATGCCCGCGCGCTGTTGCGCATCCCGGCCGCAACTGACTGGTCCTTCGCTTCCGGGGCAGAGCCGGACGCAGCGCAGGCGGGAGGGTTCTAGATGCCATACCCGCAGAGCAGCGAGCGCGACCAACGCCGCATCATTCAGTCCATCCGAGAGCTGTGGGAGGGACGCTCCAACGCGGGCGGACAGTTCACATGCGCACTCAATGCGGCCTCAACCGTGGTCGATGCAGCCAACTGTAGCCCCGCGAGCCGCGTGTTTGTCTCCCCGCGACATGCCAACGCCGCCGCTGAGATTGGCGCGGGAACGGGCTACGTGTCGGCAGTGGCAAAGGGGCAGTTCACGTTCACGCATGCAAATTCTTCGACGGCGAACAGGCTGTTCGACTTCGAGATCAGAGGGTGAGCCGATGAATGATCCGTTTCTAAGACGCTTCCCGCCAGCGGCGGTTGTCGATGTCGCGAGGCTCTACGGCCGCGCGCTGTGTCGGAGCCTTGCCGCGGCCGGTGAGACTGACATGCGCGGGTGCCTTGTCGATCTCGTGACAGGCCGTCAGCAGCTCTGGGGCATCTTCGAACCAGACGTTGCGGGTCCACTTGCGCTGTTCCGTACAGAGATCGTGCTCGACACGGAAACGTCCAGGTATCTGGAAGTCTCTGCGCTCGCCGGCACCGGCCTACGCCGCTGGGCTCGCCTCGTCAGCGACACCATGCAGGCGACGGCGCGGGAGTTGGGCTGTGCGTCGGTGCGCTTTGCTGGGCGCGACGCCTGGGGCCGCGTGCTCCCAGAGTGTGCTCCAGTCGGAGACGTTGACGGAGAAACCATTTTCGAGCGGACGGTTGCACCATGAGCATATCAGCCAGCAAGTCAAAGCAGACGACATCGCAACAGCAGCAATCGCAGACGGACCCGTGGGACGTTGCGATCCCCTACGTCACGGACCTGCTCAGCAAGACGAGTGCACCATCGTCTCAGGTCGGAGCGACGGACGCGCAAACTGCCGCCTATGACCAGCTAAAGGCCAACGCCTCGGCAGGGAACCCATACGCTGGGCAGATGGACACGCTGACTAACAACCTGTTCAGCGCCTCCAGCGACACGAGCGGCTATGACGACCTTAGCCGGCGCCTGACGCCAGTCGCAGACGGCACAAACCAGGACATCGGAAACGATCCGTACCTGCAAAGCCTGCTCAAGACGGTTGGCGATGATGTGCAGTGGCGCACGAACCGGCAGTTCGCTGGAGCTGGGCGCGATCTGAGCGGCATCAATCAGAACGCGGTAGCGCGGGGCGTGACCTCGGCGCAGGCCCCGATCCTCGTGGACCAGCTCAACAAAGAGCGCACCCGCACCGACACGGCAGCGCGTGACCTGTTCTCAAGCAGTCAGTCCGCCCAGACGAATGCCGCGAACCTCGGCAGCGCAGCGGTTGACGCAAGCAAGGAGGCGATGACGGCACGCGACTACGGCGCCAATACCATCATCGACCTCGAAGAGCAGATGAAGAAGATGCCCTACGAGGAATTGTCGTGGCTGGCGGAACTGCTTTACCCGGCCGCGGGCCTCGGTCAGCAGTCGAGCGGCAGCGGCACGAGCACGACGAAGGGAACGAGTTTTGGGGCGAAGGCTGATGTCGGCTCTGCCTTGGCAAGTCTGTTCGGAGCCTAGACCATGACGCTTGAGGAAATCCTGGCGCAGCTTCTCCCGCAAGCCTCGGCCGGCGTGCAGCCGGGCGTCATGGCGGCCGTAACTGACGCGACGCCGCCGCCAGACGGCTCACAGCCATCGTCAATTGCCGTCGCGCCGCCCATCGCGCCGACTCCACGGCAAACAGAACAGTCCTCAATCGCTGGGGGGATGCCAATACAGCAGATTTCGGACCAGCCGCAGATCGGCACCGCTTACGCCCCGCCATCTCCATCAGCGACAGGCTCTGTGACAACTGGCAGTCTGCCTTCTCCAACCGCTGCCGTTCGCCCCGCGCCAACCTTGGGGCTTCCAGAGCGCCAGCGCCGCGGGTTTGGCGAGACGGTTGGCGGGTTCTTCGCTGGCCTCAGTGGTCCAGACTCCCTAGCTGCATTCAACCAGCGCAGCGACAAGGCGCGCGACCGCGACACGCTGCGCTATGCGCAAAATCAGACCTTCCAGGCCCTCATCAAAAAAGGGGTTGATGAAGATACCGCACGCGCGGCGATGGTCACGCCAGAACTGCAACAGCAACTCATCAAGAGCCTCTGGGGCGGCGGAGAAACCGACGACCTCAAAGAGTACAACTACGACATCAAGCAGCGGCGCGAGCGCGGCGAAACCGACATCCCAACGCTCAGCCAGTGGATGCGCCAGACCAAGCGCACCAACGCCCTATCATGGCGCGACACGGGCACGGAGCTTGTGGCGACGGACCCGACTACGGGTGAAGTCGTGCAGCGCATGCCGAAGGACTTGGCTGGTGTAGCTCAGCAGAAGGCCCTCGGAACCGCCCATGGTGAAGCTCAGGCCGGGTTGCCGCGTGCCGTCGAAACGGCAACCAACATGCTACAGCAGATTGATGGGGTGCTTAATTCCGAGGCTCTAGACAGGTCAGTCGGCCCCGCCGATCAGTTCCGCCCCAGCATGTCGGAAGGCGCAACAGACTTCGACGCGCGCCTCGCTCAGCTCAAGGGGCAAGGCTTCTTGCAGGCGTTCCAATCCCTCAAGGGCGGCGGCGCTATTACAGAGGTCGAAGGGCAGAAGGCAACCGACGCCATCGGGCGGCTTAGCCGAGCGCAAGATGAACGTACGTTCCGCATGGCGCTCCAAGACCTCAGAGACGTTGTAACGCGCGGGTTAGCGCGCTCGCAGGCTCAGGCCGGTGGTGACTTCAGTGGCGCCACGATCCCAGGCAGCGAGATAACACGCGGCGGCGCAGCCCCAGGCGCAGCGGCCGGTGGCGGCTGGTCCGCCAGGAGGGTAAACTGATGCCTACCTTCCAGGTCACAGCGCCAGACGGCTCGACATACGAGGTCAACGCCCCAGAGGGCGCAACCGAGGATGATGCCGTTCGATACGTCCAGTCCCAGCATCAAGCGTCCGCGCCAGAGCAGCCGAAGACGAACCGCACGAGCGCGCTTGAGGCTGGGCTGCAAGGCGTCGGCCAAGGTTTGACGTTCGGGTTTTCTGACGAGATCGGAGCAGGAGCCGCCGCTGCGGGACGCAAGCTGCTTGGTGACGATAAAGACCTTGGCGCGCTCTACGACGAGAACGTCACGAGTATGCGCGACCGTATCAACGCATCCTCCGAGGAACACCCGATTGCGTACTACGGTGGCGAGATAGGCTCCAGCCTTGCGGTGCCTGGGGGGCTAACGCGCCTTGGTATTCGAGGCGCCGCACGAGCAGTCGGCGGGACGCTGCGCCAGCGCATGGCAGCTGGAGCCGCAGAGGGCGCAGCATACGGTGGCGCCTACGGTGCCGGAAAATCTGAGGGCGGCATAGAGGACCGCGTTGCCGGCGCCGCTGGTGGCGCTGCAATGGGTGGTGCGTTCGGTGGCGTGGCTCCAGCGGTGATAGATGCCGCAGTTGGCGCAACAGCTCCAGTGCGCAACGCCGTGCGCTCCATCACGAACCCGACTGCGGAGGCGGCACGCCGTGTCGGAAACGCGGTCGATGACGACTTTACGCTGTTTCAAAACCGGCAAATGTCACCGGATGAGTATCAGCGGCGTGCCGACGCGGGCCAACTCGTCAACCAGAACCGCGCCGGGCAAGACCTACGCAACATTGACCTTGCGGGGGAGAACACTCGCGCCTTAGCGCGCTCGGCCGCCAACAACTCGCCGGAGGCGCGGCAGACTATTGTTCAATCGAACGCCGAGCGCTTCGAGGGGCAGTCACGCCGCGCGGCAGAGTTTCTAAGGGGTCTTGTGCCTCTTCAAGGCAATGCCGCCCGCACGCGCGAGGCGATCCAAGACGCATCACGGCGCGCACGGGCGCCTCTGTACCGGGCCGCTTACCAGGAGGGGGACCGCCCCATCTGGTCTCCAGAGCTTGAGCAGCTCACGAGTAGCCCCATCGTCGTCAAGGCAATGAAGGATGCTGTCGTGCGCGGAAAGGACCGCGCCGTGCTTGATGGTTATGGTGGGTTCAATCCCGGCGTCTCGGTTTCCGACACGGGCACCGTGACGTTCAACAAGGGTCCGACCGGCGTACCAACGTATCCGAACCTGCAATATTGGGACTACGTAAAGCGCGAGGTTGACGACGTTGCCAACACGGCTGTTCGCGGCGGACGCAATGAGGAAGCAACCGTCGCCCGTAGCCTCGCCCGCAATCTGCGTGACGAGCTTGACCGCCAAGTAGGCAGCTACGCGCAGGCCCGCGGCGTGGCCGCTCATTACTTCGGCGCCGAAGACGCCCTGGAGGCCGGTCAAGTCTTCGCGCGCGGCACCACGCCCGTTCACGACGCGACGCGCGCCATCGGGCGCATGTCCAGAGCGGAGCAAGAGGCATTCCGCGAGGGGTTCGTTTCTGAGCTTGTTGACAGCGTGTCGAAGTCTGGAGACCGCCGCACCATCCTCGGCAAGCTCGCCGGCAGCGAGGATCAGCGCGCCCGGCTTACGACTGCGTTAGGCCCAAACCGCGCCCGCGAGCTTGAGGGGTTCATGTACCTCGAACAACTCATGGACCTACCACGTCAGGCAATGGGTAATTCCACGACAGCGAGGCAGCTTGCTGAACTCGGTTTGGCGGGCGGGACGGGCATGCTCGTGAGTGGCGGCTTCAACCCGACTGACCCGACATTCTGGGTCACGTCGGCTCTGACGTGGGCGGCGCAGCGCGGGAACGCCCGCGTTAGCCAGGACATGGCACGGCGAATTGCCGACATGCTCGTGTCAAACGATGAAGCCGTCTTTCGGCAGGGCGTCAACCAAGTCGCTCACGGCCCTATGCTCCGCGGGCTCCGCAACCTCATGACGGCGCTCGGGCGGCCGGCACAGCAGGCTGTCCCCGGCCTCGTGGGCGGAACAGTTGCCGCGCAGCAGGCCACAGAGCGCCTGAACACTACGGAGGGGCATTACTAATGGCCTCTCCAGCAAGCATCCGCTCGAACAATCCAGGGGCCATGTGGGACGGCCCATCGTCGCGCAAATTTGGCTCTACACGGTACGACGTGATTGGTGGTGGCAACCATATTGCTGTGTTCGATGATCCGGTGAACGGTGCCGCCGCTCAGTTCGACCTCATGTCCCGGAAGTACACCGGGCGCCCGCTATCGAGCGCCATTTCGGAATGGTCGGGCGGAAACAACGTCAGTTCATACCTCGCCGGAATTCAGAAGGAGACAGGTCTATCCCCTGGCACCGTCGTCACGCCTGAAATGATGCGCGACCCTAAAATCGCGGTCCCGCTCGCCCGCGCCATGGCTCAGCACGAGGCGGGCCAGGCGTACCCACTTAATGACCAGCAATGGGCAGATGCCTTCGCGCGGGCGAACGGCGGGGCGCCGGTGGCGGTTGCCGCGAGTGCAGAGCAGCAGCCGGCCGTAGCCGCTACGTCGCAACCCGCACCAGCACCCGTTCAGGTCGCTGCCGCGCAGCCTGCCGCAGAACCAACGACGCTCGATAGCGTCCTGCGCAGCCTCACGCCGGCCGAAGCACCAACCCCGCAGCAACCCGCTGCTCAAACGGCACCCGCTGCACTACCAGAGCTGCCGCAGACAATGCGGCGTCCCGTTGATCTCTCGCGCCTCCGTCAAGTGCTTGCGTCTCGTGCGCGCCTTGGAACAGGAGTGGCCTAAATGACGGTTTGGAAGTGGTCAGTTACGGCTGGCAGCAACGACAGCGCCGACAGCACGGTAAACTTCCGTGAGGGTCAGGCACCATCGACAATCAACAACTCGACGCGCGCTGTTATGGCGGCGGTCAAGAAGTGGTGGCTCGACCTCGGCGGGATGACCGACACGGCCGGGACCGCGAGCGCCCTCACCATCGCATCGAACCAGGGTCTTTCCACGCTGACGGATGGGTTCTGCATCGCGGCGCGCATGCACGTCACGAATGGCGCATCGCCTACGCTTCAGGTGGACAGCACGGCGGCCAAGAATGTCACGATAGCGCCTGGCTTCGCGCCGAGCGCCGGCATGCTTCTTATCGGCACCGTCCAGACGTTTGTCTACGACGCTGGAAACGACGAATGGCGTCTTATCGGCTACCTCGTGCTTGATGCCGTGTTCAAGACCGGCGACATCAAAAACAAGGTGCTGAACGTCACGGACGCCGGGTGGGTTCTCGGCGCTGGCGGGACAATCGGCAATGCCTCATCTGGAGGCACGGCGCGGGCCAATGCAGACACTCAGGACTTGTTCGTCGGATGGCACAAGGCGACGGCATCCCAGAACGCGCTCTACCCAATTCAGGACAGCGCGGGGAGCGCATCGACGCGCACGACGGGCGGGACTGCCGGCGTGAACGCACTAGCGGATTTCAACGCCAACAAGCGCTTGCCGTTGCCGAACCTCTCGGGCCGCGTATTTGCCGGCCTCGACAATATGAGCGGTTCGTCGCTCAACCTCGTGACCAACGCGGCGGCGGACATTCTCGGCGGGACCGTTGGCGCCGAGAAGCACGCCCTCGTAGCGGCTGAAAACGGCCCGCACATCCACGGCACGGAGCCACACACACACGGCGTGCATACGCAACTCGGAAGCGCCAACGTCGTGAGCGCGACCGTCAACATGCTAGTCCCTGTGGGTGGTGGGCCATCAACCAGCGGCGTGACGCTCGACAACGCCTCACCTAATACCACGTCGTCCGGCAGCGGCACGGCACACAACAACATGCAGCCGACGTTCTTCGGCTACGTTTTCGTCAAGCTGTAAGGGAAGCACCATGACCGCAGTCAGAACAGAGATCGGCGCAGAAGCTCCAGCATTGCGCGTGCCGTTCGCGCCTCGAGGAAACATCGGAGCAACCGACATGCAACGGGCCATTGAGGAAGTGGCGAGCGATGGCTCTGCCGCCCTCACGGCACACATCGCTGGCGCCTTGCTCGCCGCGAACAACCTTTCTGACGTAGCAAGCGCGGCGACGGCGTTTGGCAACATCAAGCAGGACGCAACAACGTCGGCAACAGGCGCAACGGAGCTGGCGACCGCCGCGGAGTATCGCTCGAATGCCGCGGGCAACGTGGTGTTGACGCCAGCCGAGGTATACTCGGCAATGGCCGAAGTGTCCCTGACGGATGCCGCGACCATCGCGTGGAACATGGATGCGGGCTTTGACTTCACTGTGACGCTCGGCGGGAACCGCACCCTCGGGCAACCGACCAATCAGCGCGTTGGCAAGAAAGGGCGCGTGCGCGTGGTGCAGGACGCCACGGGAACCCGCACCCTTGCCTATCACGCCGACTTTGAGTTTGCGGCTGGCGTCGCGCTCGTACTCTCGACAGCAGCCAACGCGCAAGACGTTCTCTATTACGACGTGCTAGCGTCCAATCGCATCCTATTCACCGGCATCGTGCGGGCGGTCGCGTGATGCTCAGTCTCTTTAGCCCGCTGCCACTGTCCGCGCCGATCACGCTCCCGCGCTTGCCACGCCTTGGACGACCCAACGGCCCCCGCTGGGGCTGGCATCTATTTGTTTCCGGCCTCGTGCTCGTTGCCCTCTTGTCCATGCTCCCTGGGTTCACGCCAGGAGGCCGCGGCGGGTTCGCCGGGAGCACAGGCGGCGCCGTAACGACCATTGCCGGGCAGCAGGTTCACACCTTTACATCATCAGGCACGTTTAGGCCGAGCGATAGCGGCTCCTGCACCTATCTCGTTGTAGCTGGTGGGGGTGGTGGCGGCAGCGGACAAGCAGGCGGGGGCGGGGCTGGCGCGGTGCGCAGCGGGAGCCTGTCCGTAACGGCGGGCACGCCGTATACGGTCACTGTCGGTGCTGGCGGCACAAGTGGCACAAGCTACAACCGAGGCGGCACCGGAAGCGATAGTGTCTTCTCGACCGTCACCGCGTCTGGCGGCGGCGGGGGTGGCGGCGAAACCGCGGGCCAGAGAACTGGCGGATCGGGCGGCTCGGGTGGCGGCGGCACGGGGCCGGGGTCCAGCGCTGGCGGGTCGGGTGCTACGGGGGGAAACAACGGCGGTTACGGCGCGACGGACGCCAGTTCCTACGCGTGTGGCGGCGGCGGGGGTGGTGCTGGGTTCACTGGCGGCAACGGTGCCGGCCCCGCTCCGGGGACGGGAGGAGCAGGCGGCGGTGGCGTTGCGTCGTCCATTAGTGGGTCATCTGTAACATACGGCGGCGGCGG